AATGGAAACGGAACTATAGCTCCCGGAGCGGCTCCAGAACCACAAGCAGAAGGTTTTAGTGGCGGCGGTGGTGGTGCAAATGGTGGTAATCCTCCTGCACAGCCCTCAGAGGCACCCCCACAATAATGGAAAAAGAATTAGCAAGAACAATCTTACTTTTAGTCAATGACGTAGAAAAATACCCATTACTACAGGCGTACATAGATAATCGCATTGAAACGATGCGTTCCTTTTTAGAAAACACTAAAGACCATCAAAAAATTATGGAAGTACAAGGCGCTATTGCAGAGTTACGTCGCTTCCAAACATTGCGAGAACAAGCTCTGGAGGGGGCAAAATAATGGAACAAGAAAACAAAATGGATAAAGGCTATGTATTAGTCGAAACAGAATCTGGTTGGGTTAGCCTTCCTCTAGAAAATGAGATGGGTGAGGTTTATGACGAGGAAAGTCTCAAGCAATGGATTTCAAGCAACGGCCCCGTTGATCCGATTACAGGTGAAGACCTTCCTGTATTTGATGAAGAAGAATCTGCAAACGCTTATGCAAAGCAGATTTTTGAAAGTGGTATGCCGGAGGCAGAGTCCTCTAAGCCCGGTCTTGAAGATGGCCCAGAATTAGAAGGGGTTATGAGAGCCTTAGAAGACCAAGGCCCTGTAGAGATGTANCACGGCGGNATGATGATGCCCGATCTAATGGTTGGTATGGACGAGATGTCTGGCAACCCAATACCCCCGGGATCAAATGCCGACAATGTAAAAGATGATATCCCTGCCGCGTTGAGCGATGGTGAATACGTTGTACCTGCGGACGTTGTTCGGTGGCACGGCTTAAAAGAATTTGTCTTCATGAGAGAAGAAGCAAAAATGGGTTTGATGTCCATGCAGATGGAAGGTCAAATTCAAATGATTGATGAAGAAGAGTCTGATGAAGATTCTGAAGAAGAAACTCACACTATGCCNGACGGCACTGAAATGCCCGGAGCTACCCACGAAGAGTATGAAGAAGAGTATGGTGAATGCTCTGATTGNGATGGGGAAGGATGTGACGAATGCGAAGAAGAAAAAGAAGAAGAGATGGACGAAGAGGATGGATACTACCCCTCTGAGAACTCTTATCGTCCTAAAGTCAAAATAGCTATGATGAAGAAATAACGCGGCACCGGGCTACCCGCAAAACCACTAGTCATTCCGATTAGTCTACTTTAACGGCCCCCAATGGAGAAAATATGAGCAAGTACCAAAACGCCTATCGGGATGAACCCGAAGAGGCATTAGAACCTACGCCTGTCGAAACTAAACCCAGTAAGCAAGCTATGACGCCAGAAGAAGAAACATTTAAGAAACGCTACGGAGATCTAAGACGCCACATGCAACAACAGATGTTGGAGCGTGATGGTGAAATCGAAACAATGAAGGCTCAGTTAAATGATGCCACCAAAGCACAGATTAGATTTCCTAAAAGTGAAGAAGAAGTAACAGCATGGTCTGAGAAGTACCCAGACGTAGCAAAGATCATTGATACTATCGCACAAAAGCGGGTATCGGAGGCTGTTACAGACGCTAGTAAAGAATTTGATAAACTGAAAAAGTTTGAAGCAAGTATAAAAACTAAAGAAGCTATGATGGAGCTTAAAAAGACCCATCCAGATTTCGATAGTATACGTGCATCAAAAGAGTTTCATGATTGGGTTCTTGAACAACCTAAGTATGTTCAGGATGCCCTGTACAAAAACAACACGGATGCAAAGGCGGCTTCTAGGGCCATTGACCTTTACAAGTCCGATAAAGGAATTCGCAAAACGCGAAAGAAAAATACCAGTGCCGCCGCACAGGCCATTGGTAACAGTAGAGTAGCCGCTCCTAGTGGTGGTAAATCTACGTTTAGAGAAAGTCAGGTAGCAAACATGAGCGCGGCTGAATACGATAAAAATGAAGTTGCAATCATGGAAGCAATCAAAAAGGGAATATTTGATTACGATGTTACTGGCGGAGCGCGTTAAATCACTTGCTAATACATTAGTTATTGTGGTATAACAACCTTAACAAACCCTGAGCCGAGACTGCGATATTTCTACAGTCTCCTACCTCAACATTCCCAAAATATCAGAAGATCGCTCTAAAGATACCTAAGTTTCTATGGCTCCTCGGCCGAGGTCACCCGTAAGCACTTAGCCCTTCATGCAGTAAAGCCTTCTGTTTCGTCACAGCATTATTTTGATGCTGATTTACTTAACATATATCTTCAAGGAGAAGAATCATGGCATTTGCAAAAGCTTCGGGCTACGCCAACCTTCCAAATGGAAACTTTAGTCCCGTNATTTACAGNCAGAAAGTCCAAAAGNCTTTCAGAAATAGCTCAGTGGTGGAAGACATCACTAACACCGATTATATGGGTGAAATCGCTTCTTACGGCGATTCCGTCAAGATAATCAAAGAACCAGAAATCACAGTATCTGATTATGCTCGAGGAACCGCAGTAGCGGCCCAGAACCTATCAGACGCAGATTTCTCTCTCGTAATCGATCAGGCGAACTACTACATGTTCAAGATCGATGATATTGAAGCCGCTCACAGCCATGTAAACTTCATGGATCTAGCGACTGACCGTGCCGCACACAGATTGCGTGACACTTACGATCAAGAAGTACTCGGGTACTTGTCTGGTTTTGAGCGTAACTCAGGTAACACTGCATGGATTGCACGTTCTGCCGCTAACGGCACTAAAGCTGACTCAACCGCAGGAGCGGATGAATTATTGCTTGCTAACAAGTTGGACATCGTTGATTTCGGCGGTTCTGATCTTGGTGGTTCTGCCGATGCGAACACTCACGCACTCACTTCTATTCCTCTAGCGGCCGGAGGCGGCGCAGGGCCGATCACTAGCCCACTAGCAGTTCTTAACAGAATGGCTCGTAAGATGGATCAAGCGAATGTTGACAGTTCAGACCGTTGGTTTGTAGCTGATCCAGTGTTCTATGAGTTGCTAATGGATGAAGATTCTAAGTTCATCAATTCTGACTTTGGCGGTGGTGATGAACTCCGCAACGGTCGTGTTGGTAGCGGTCTTATCCGTGGCTTCAAAGTGTACAAGTCTAACAACCTACCATTCTTTGGAACTGGTGCAGGAACTGCTTCTGCTACAGGTTCAGAAGAGAACTTCGGTATTGTTGTTGCAGGACATCAGTCTTGTGTAGCTACTGCACAGCAGTTGGCTAAGACTGAAAGCTACCGCGATACTGCATCTTTTGCAGACATCGTTCGTGGTATGCAGTTGTACGGTCGTAAGATCCTCCGTCCAGAGGCTCTAATGACTGCTCATTACAACTTAGCATAAGCTGATCAAGGGTGGCCCTCTTCGGGGGGTTACCCTTTTTTTACATAAATTTAGAGTAATTTAATCAATGGCATCTACTTTCCTGAATCTTACTAATCGTCTTCTTCGTCGAATTAACGAAGTAGAGATTTCAGAAGCTGACTTCTCTAATACTAGGGGCATACAAACCCTTGCGAAAGACGCTATTCTAGATTCCATTGCTCAGATTAATCAATCCGAATATGAGTGGCCGTTTAATGCGGCAGAACACACACAGATTTTAGCTGTTGGCCAAGAAGAATACAGTTGGCCTTCGTTCTTCAAAAGTGCTGATTGGAATACATTTCAATTACAAAAAGACGATAGTTTAAATATAAACCATAAGCGTCTTAAATTTATTGAGAGAGATCAATACGTCCGGTATCACCAAGACGCAGACGATGACGCTAGTACTACTGGCCTTGCATGTCCTGAAGTTGTATTTCCATCTCATGGTAATGGCTATGGGGTCAGCATGTCCCCTGATAAGCAATACACTCTACAGTTTAAATATTTTTTAAATCCAGTGGGTCTTGTAGCCCATTCGGATACGACCCGCATCCCGGATACTTACGATAACGTAATTTTGGATGGCGGGTTATATTATTTGTACATGTTTAGAGACAACCCAGAGTCTGCGGGCGTAAGCATACAGATTTTCCAACAGGGCATAAAGAATATGCAGGGGATACTAATTAATAAGTATCAAAGTGTTTATGACACACGGATCACACGAAACTCTAGGTCTAGTTCTGATTTGTTAGGTTACTAAGATGCCGGATCGCGTTCAGTCGTACAAAGTCATCTGTGGTGGTGGTTTAAACAGTAACGAAAACCACTTAGACCTCAGTGAGAACAACCCCGGTTCTGCTACTAGGCTCGTTAATTATGAGGTTAGTTTGTTTGGTGGCTACAGGCGTATAGAAGGCTTCTCTGCGTATAACGCACAGCATACCGAAATAGACCCTGCTAACACTGAAGGTAAAGTTCTTTCAGTAGCAATATTTAAAGATGACAATACTAACTCTACTAAAGTCATTGCCAATAGAAAGATTAAAAAATTTACTTATACAGCCACAGCCAACCAGACTGCTTTTACGGGGTCTGATGCAAACTCAAGAACTATGGCAATTAACAACTCGGCTAATACGGTTGTTAAGAAAACAAGTGGGGGTACAACTACTACTCTTTCTTCTAGTTCTCATTATAGTATTAGTGGCAACACCGTTACGTTAGCATCGGGGGCTTCAGCCGGTGACGTAATTGAAATAGATACAAATGAGTATGCTTATTACCGCCACGTAGCATTTGCCGCATGGGCTAAATACACTACCGGGATAGTACATAAATTTAAAGTTAGCACTCGTTCTGTCAATAAACTAAGACACGTTAATTTTAATTTTGGTGATGGTAATAAAGTATGTTTTGTAGACGGCGTAAATAACGCTGTTGTATTTGATGGAACAAACTGGAAGTCAATTAATCCTTCCGGTGCAGGTACTTCAAGTGACCCGGGCGGGCCTACCGCATTAGCGGCACCAGAGTTAGTAGATGCATTTGAAAACCACCTCTTTTTAGGTGGCGATAGAACAGCACTAGCTTCGGTGGCATACTCAGCACCACTTGACCCTATTAATTTTACCACCTCAGCGGGTGGGGGACAGTTAGCAATTGGGTTTGACGTAGTACAGTTTAAACCTTTCCGGGGTGACCTATTTATATTTGGTACCAACGGAATTAAGAAAGTTTCACCCGATGCAACGGCAGGATTTGTTTTAGATCAAATCACTACAAATGTTGGATGTATTGCGAGAGACTCAGTATTAGAGATTGGTGGAGATTTAGTATTCTTAGCACCAGATGGATTACGCCCGGTTGCAGGAACAAGTAGAATTGGTGATGTTGAATTAGAAACTATATCTAAGAGCATACAGCAATTATTAACGGCACTACCACAGGACTTTGATTTAGATACCCTCAACGGGGTTGTAATAAGAAGTAAGTCACAGCTTAGATATTTTATAGGCGATGACACAATCGGTGTATCAGATAGTTTTGGTATTATTGGTGGCCTACGATCTGCGGATCAAAGGCTAGGTTGGGAGTTTGGTGAGCTTTTAGGTATAAGAGCAAGTTGTTGTACATCTGCCTATGTAGAGTCCAGTGAACTTGTATTGCACGGAGATTATAACGGCAAAGTCTACAGGCAAGAACAAACTAATGCCTTTGATGGAGCAGACATTCTCTCAGTTTATGCAACACCGTTTTTTGATTTCGGAGATACAGAAGTTAAAAAACTTATGAGNAAAGCCAACACGTTNATTCGTGCTGAAGGCCCCCTCAACCTGAACATGGCGGTAACTTATGATTGGGAAGATCCCAACACGGCAAAGCCAAGTTCTTATTCCCAAGAATCTACAGGGGCACCTGTGAGATATAAAGGGAAGAATATTAATTTTGCAGGAACGAATATTAACTATGGCGGTACAGAAAAACCCATCGTTACGACAAGCCTTCAGGGCGCGGGTTATTCCTGCCAACTCACCTTTGTTACTTTAGGGAATTTTGACCCCTACAGTATTCAAGGAATTGTATTTGAATTTAGCATTGCGGGACGTAGATAATGGCAGGATATACTAGACAGTCAGTAGCGGATATTATTAACGGCGCGAACATTACTGCGCCACCAATTAATGCTGAATTTAACCAAATTCTAGCCGCTTTTAACGCTTCATCAGGACACTCGCACGATGGCTCAACGGGAAATGCCCCTAAAATACCCCTCGGTACTTCGGTATCTGGTTACCTACTTCCTGCTAATGGTGGTGTTGGTGGACTTAACAACACAACTGCCACGTCCGATCCGACAACTTCCAGTGATGCTAACTCGGGTTATGCTCCCGGTTCGTTCTGGCTTAACGCCACCACTGGGCGTAGCCACATATGTCTATCCAATTCCGTCGGTTCAGCCATTTGGGTTCACTTACTTCAAATAAGCACGTCTGGTATTGCGGCTCCTAAAGTAACAAATACAGTAGACCTAGGTACAAGCACTCTACAATTCAAAGATATTTTTATTGATGGCGTAGGTTACATTGACAACGTCAATTCTGAAACCATGTCCAGTACAGGAAATGTAACTGTAGGTGGTATTCTAGCTGTTTCTAACAACGCCTCCGTGGGTGGTAATTTCACATTAACTGGAACTAGTACACTTGGTGGAAATGTTACAGCTAGTGCTAACCTTAGCGTTGCAGGAACTAGCACATTAACAGGAAATACGACTGTAGGTGGTACCTTTGGAGTAACTGGGAACACGACTTTTACTGCTAATGTAACTGTTAATGGTAATTCTACGTTTGGTAATGCTTCATCTGACACTGTTACTATAACAGCCGGAGTAAGTTCAGACTTAATCCCTTCTACGGATGGTACTCACGATTTAGGTTCCTCTACCAAAGAATGGCAAGATTTATATGTAGATGGTACCGCAAACATTGACTCCTTGGTTGCAGATACAGCCGACATCAATGGTGGTAGCATAGATAGTGCTACTATTGGTGCAGGAACACCTGCCGCCGCATCATTCAATGGCCTAACAGCGACAGGCACAATTAACTTCGCTAGTGCCACAGTATCCAACTTAGGTACTGTTTCTACAGCTAACATCGACGGTGGTACTGTTGATGGTGTAACTATAGGTACAAACTCTGCGGTTACTGATCTTCGGGTAGACAATCTGAAGGTAGACGGCAACGCAATTACAAGCACAAACACGAATGGCAATATTGATATTACCCCGGCAGGAACGGGTGAAGTTAATATAAGCAAAGTAGACATTGACAGTGGTGCTATCGACGGGACTACTATCGGTAGTTCTTCTGCTTCTAGTGGTGCATTCACAACAGTTTCAACATCAGGCCAAGCTACACTTGCTACAGTAGATATCAATGGTGGTGCTATTGATGGTACGGCTATTGGTGGATCATCCACTAGTTCGGGTGCCTTTACTACCGTAACTGCCTCTGGCGGCTTCTCAGGAGCTATCAGCGGCAATGTTACGGGTAACGTAACAGGTAATGTAACTGGGGATGTGACGGGAGACGTTACAGGTAATCTTACAGGTAATGTGACGGCCTCTAGTGGCTCATCTTCATTCAACAACGTAGTAGTCAACGGCACACTGAATATGAATGCTGGAACTACAGCTACTATTGAGAACCTGACTGCTCCAACTAACGCAAACGATGCGGCTACTAAGGCGTATGTAGACGGTGAAATATCTACTCTCATTGGTGATGCGGGTTCTGCCCTCGATACTCTTGGAGAACTCAGCGATGCACTGAATGACGATGATTCATTTTCTGCAACCGTGACTGCTAGTATCGCTACGAAACTACCTAAAGCTGGCGGCACAATGTCCGGGGAAATCGCTATGGGGTCTAATAAGATCACTGGCGTTACAGATCCTACAGCCGCTCAAGACGCATCTACTAAAGCCTACACAGACGCCCAGCGCGATACTCGCGTAGCTAAATCAGGTGATACAATGTCGGGTGCCCTTGCAATGGGCTCCAACAAGATTACAGGTCTAGGTACTCCAACAGCGGGTACTGACGCGACTACTAAAACTTATGTTGATACTATTCATGGTTCCGCTGTAGCGGCCGCAACATCAGCATCTAATGCTTCAAGCTCACAGACAGCCGCCGCTAACAGCGCATCGGCCGCCCTAGCAAGCCAGAATGCGGCCTTAGTGAGTCAAAACGCCGCCGCCGCTTCATACGATCTATTTGACGATAGATTCCTCGGAGCTAAGTCTAGTGCGCCTTCTGTAGATAATGATGGCAGTTCCCTTGTTGTAGGTACTCTGTACTTCGATACAACTGCACAACTTATGAAGGTCTACGGAGCTTCTGGATGGCAATCAGCCGGGTCGGCAGTCAACGGTACGTCTGAGCGATATAAGTATGTAGCGACAAACAACCAAACCACGTTTAGTGGAGCAGATGCTAACAGTAATGCACTTGGCTATGATGCCGGGTTCCTTGACGTTTATCTGTCAGGTATTCGCCTCGTTAACGGCGTAGACTTCACCGCTACTTCAGGCACCAGTCTTCAGTTAGCTTCTGGTGCGACTACAGGTGATATCCTAGAGGTCGTAACTTACGGTACTTTTGTATTAGCCAACCTTAACATCAACGGCATGACCGATGTTAATACAGGTGGGGTAAGTACGAATGATATTCTTGCTTATAACGGTAGTACTTTTGTACCTACGTCTACGCCTACATTCGATAGTGTAGCGGCAACATCCCTAGACATCTCAGGCAACATAGACGTAGACGGCACTACTAACCTTGATGTCGTGGACATTGATGGTGCTGTAGCAATGGCAACTAGTTTGATTGTTGGAGGTACATCACCTCGTTCTGGATATATTGCAGATTTTCAAGGCGCAAGTGGTAATGCTGTCAATATCCAAACAGGTGATGAAGCATCAGACATTTCACTTACTGTAGGGTCATTATCTACTCCAGATAAATTTGTAATTACAGCGGGTGGTTCTGTAACAGCTACAGGCGTTGTAACAGCCAACGCAGGTGTAGTAGTAGATAACTTCACGCTTGATGGGACTACCCTTGCTTTAACTTCTGGGGATATGACACTAGACGCGGCAGGAGACATCATCCTTGATGCTGGCGGGGACGACATCACTTTTAAAACTAATGGGGTTGAATTTGGAAGCATATTCTACACTAACAGTAATTTATATTTAAACTCAGCTATATCAAATGGGGATATAGTATTTAGGGGCAACGATGGTGGCTCGGCTATAAATGCCTTAGTCCTTGATATGTCAGCGGCAGGTGCGGCTACGTTTAATACCACTATTAGAGCTAATACTAAAATTGGTATAGGCATGAACCCGACAGAAATGTTGGATATTACTTCTGCTTCAGGCGATGCAAGAATAAGAATTGATGCCCCTAGCGGCTCTGATACTGAGATAAAATTTTATAATAATGGGGCGTCTCAGTACACAATAGGGCACGATGATGCCACTGATAACTTTGTAATTGGTACTGTTAATGTAGATGCACCTTTAGTTACAATAAATAAAAGTGGCGTAGTAACAGCCAACGCAGGTGTAGTAGTAGATAACATCACAATAGATGGTGATGAAATCAATGTAGGTTCTGGCAATTTAGTACTAGACGTTGCAGGAGACATCATTCTTGATGCTGATGGTGGCGAGGTTGTACTTAAAGATGGCTCAGTAACTTACGGTCAATTAAAAGGCTCAACCTCTGACTTTATAATACAATCCTTAGTGTCTGACAAAGA